GGGGTAACCTCAGGGAAGGGTTTAGCGGGTTGCCGTTCCTGCCGCACCTCGTAAACCCCGGTTGAATTAACAGACCATTTCGGGGGCAAGCCTTTATTTTCTGCTTCGTACTTCTCTCTGGTCTGTGCCAGTACCACTTCGATGTTGTCCGATGGGGCTACCCGCCGACTCTCGACGGGCCGCCCTGTGTCATACCACCAGCCGCCTTCTTCAGGGCCGCCGTATTCCATTCGGACATGGTAGACGTTGATATACATATCAGTGTACCGTGCCGGAATCGCTGGACGATTTGGCCATCTTTTCAAGGTCAACCTTGCCGCTTTTCATATCGGCAATTATCTCCTTGTTTCTCTCGTCTCGCTGCGGCTTGAAATGCTCGTTAATCGCTTGGCCCAGCTTAATAGCACCCAAGAACGGCTTGATTGAAATATCGTCATCGTCGCCGTCCTTTTGGGCCAGAAATTGCATGAATTGCAGGGTTTCGTCTACGATGTTGGCCATCAGAAAAACAATGGCCCGTGTGCCGTCGGCTTCCGTGAAGACACTTTCCGCCGCATCTACGGACCAACGCCATTCACGCTTCAGTTCGGAGTCTTCAACGTCGAAAACTTCCCGAACGGCGTCGCTAAAATCCTCTTTTTTACTCATGTTTTAACTCGATGCGGCCCCGAAGGGCCGCCGTGATAGGTTAATTTAATTGGTTGCGTATGTCAGACGTGGCGGTTTCAATATCGTCCAGCCGACACTCAATATCGTCAGAGTCTAGGCCATCCGCCAGATTAAGGGCGTCTTCTAAGCTGCTTACGGTGTGATCGACACACAAATCCAGAATTTCGCTGATCTGGCGCGGTTCGTACTTTTCCAGCACTTTCGCCAGCTTGGCCCGGTCATCCGCCGACAGGCTGGCAGTCTGGTCCGCCAAAGTATCGTAAGCCTTCCAAGCCCGTTTGCGCAGCTCGTCGAGGCAGCCGCGAATCAGCACGTCGAGGTGATAACCCGAAAGGCCCGATAAATCGGGCCAGTTTTCGGCTTTCACATCGTCCAACAAAAGTGTGGGTTTTTGATCGTCCATTAAATCATACCCAGAAAGACTAGCCACGATGGGTGACCGTGCATACATTTACCGTCTGGCTCTACCCAGCAGCCGTCGGTAGCTTCGCAGCCGCCTTCCATTTCCCAATCCATAAGGGTGGCCATGTCTGGCATCTCGGTGATGGGGGTTTTCTCGGTCTGTGCCATGTTGCACCTCGCAAGTGAGACGGTCTTCCAGCCTACCGTCTCGGGGGTTAATGGGGCTGGCCATCGCCCGTGTAGGCAACCCGATAATGACATACGGTACAGTGTCGGTCAAATACTTTTATCGGGTATTTGTTCGATCTTGATAACCTTTGGATACTCTCCACCGACCCGCCTTTTAGTGCGGACATTTCCAGTCTTGGTCCAATGGCGATACACGGGGCAGCACCTGGCATTTTCGCGGCAGTAACCAAAGTAATAGCATGGGTCACAGGGGCATAAATCTGGTGATTTAGTCATAGTCTTCATCCTAAAAAAATGGCCCCCTAGGATGGGGGCCGAATAGGCGTGGGCCAGTCAGACCCACTGAGGAGGTTACCCAGTTTGGCCGCTGGGTCCGGCGTTTTCGGTCAATTCATCCCGTACCTTATAGGCGTACAGGGTGGAGAATTGATCTAGCACGGATTGGCGATTACCTCTAAGGCCGAATTCGCGCTTAATGATTGAATACGCTGAAGGGCTGCGGGACCGTTTCATCCCGGCTATTTCCAATTTCAGCGCGGCCCGAAGAACAACAAAACGGTATTGATCAATACTATTCACTTGGTTTCACCTTAAAGGATAGATTGCCAGTAATAGCACTAACGTGCATTTCCACATCGTTCAAACGATCAACACCTATTGATATTTGGCTAATGTCTACTCCAGCTACCCAGCCAATGGGATAGGGACAGAACACCATACATTTCTCGCTTGCTTCAATAGCAGCAAGAATCGCATCGGCTTTCTGTCCAGCGGTTTCTAAAAGGGTATCGGTCATTTCTATTTACTCCTCTATTAATGGAAAGGCTACCGTATCACGGCAGGGTAGGGCTGGCAAGGGTTTTATTTGGTGAGAGATATTATCCCCACACACTCACACGACTCGCCGACGATCCGCCGCTATCGCACTAGCGCGGGTACGTATTTAATAGCGCGGGTTTATGATATTGCTATCGTCTGATAGCTAATGGAATTGGTACTAATTGGTACGGTGAAATAGAGGACTGAGAAGGGTAGGGCGGCATATCCACTATTTAACATAATATATATTATGCGAATGACATAAATACAACAGTGTGGTATTTCTGCAACTGGTGTTGTATTGACGCAACAGTGTGGTATTTTTACAACAACGGGGATATTGGTACACAATTGGTTCGAGAAGGGCGGTTTCTTGGTTTTTGCACCCCCACCCACCCCCATCGCGCGTATAAATAAAGTTAGAATGTCCATCCCACTCACTAGAGGGTAATTTAGGTAATATAAGAAGGTACTAATATGGCAGATGATAGATATATCCCCTATAGGGAAAACTGGAACCGTCAACCAGATGAAATAGAACAATGGTTAATGAACCAGCGTGATAGACTACAGGGTGGTTTGTCAAGGGCAGGGAGATTTGCTAGGGATTTCGCGACTGATCCATTAACATATGTTCCGAGCCAGATAAGTAGAGATGCAATTGGTCGTGGTGTAATGTCTATTCCAGATACTGTAAGAAATGCAGCAAACTTTTACAGAAGGGGTGGAGAAGCCGCCTATGGCGTGGGAAAAGATATAGTTGGTTCATTTCCTAATTATCCTGCTAATTATCCCGGTGCTGAAATAGCAAATAGACCTGTAATGGATATGCTTCGGCAGTATGGCCCACAAGCAATAGGAATGCTTAAAGAGGTTTTTGGTCCGGGCGAAGTAATACAAGGCTGGCCACCAAAAAGGGCAGAATTTGATACAGAAATGATAACTGATATTGAACCAATAAAGGTTACCAAGGTGAAAAAGAAAAAGAAGAAAGGCTACACTAAGAAAAAACAAGCTGGTGGAGGAGGAGGTGTTTACTGATGGCTATTGAAAAAATTTGGGATAAATTAAAAAAACAGCACGCTAAGTCTGACGCTTTACCAAAGCGTGATCCGGGTGGTTTTGTTTCCCAAAGCCTGAGAAAGCCGGGTGAGTCTTTTATGGACTTTACCAAGCGTAGGCATGAGGTTCTTTATCCCGGTCATCAGCAAATGGCTAGAGAGGCGGGTGTAGGTGGTTTAAGGTCTTTTGGTCCAGCCCATACAGCATGGCAAAATCAGATGCGTGCTAGGATGGGTAAAATGCCCGGACAAAGATATACTTCTCAGGACTGGCGACGTATGATGGCTGGATTAAATCCAACTACATATCCAGCGGGTGCAGCCCAAGTAGGTGGTAGACCAGCGGGAAGACCACCCTTACCAACGTCTATGGGTAATGTGTTAGGCGCAGGTCCAAGACCCGGTGTACCACTTCCTCAAGGCGCATACCAAGGCGACCCTAGAGGCAGGACACCAGCCGCTGTGGGTGCGTCCCCCATTAATGTATTAGGCCACCCAAGGCCACCTTCTCCCGTGCAGGTTGATATGGGGCGTGGCCGTAGATGGCCCAACACACCACCGCCCGGATTTGGTACAGCACCACAATTCTCTATGGATGATTTAGAGAGGATGCAGCGGCAATCTATTGCTACACGCAGACCTACTCCATCACAGGTTCCTATGGGAAGTGGAAGGTTGGCTTCAAGATCATATCAGGCCCCTATGGGCAGTGGACAACGTATGCCTTATAATGTTTTGGGTGGTAGCCCTGCTGGACGTAGAAGGCAACAACTACCCATGATACCGGGACTATTACCCCGCCCATTCTAATGCGTACTGACAAACAAGAGGCATTTGTAGAACATTTCTGCTTGACAGGAAATGCTGCAAAGGCTGCTGAAGTAGCTGGCTATTCTAAAGCCACTGCAAAACAAAAGGGACACCAGCTAAAGAATCAGTTTTCTAGGGAGATTGAGGAAAGAACCAAGAAGATGATTGCTGATTTTGTCCCCGGTGCTTTGTTTCAGTTGAAAAATCTATCGGAGGGTGCAGAAAGTGAATCCGTAAAACTAGGGGCTGTGAAGGATATTCTTGATAGGGCTGGATATAAGCCTACAGAAAAAATCGAACAGCAAATTTCCCACGGGGAAAAGTCTACTGAGGAGTTAATGAAAGAACTTAATGCTTTGGTAGGCCCGTTTAATTAATGCCGTCAAAGCAAGCATTAGAAAAAGCGGTTGAAATAGCCCAAGAGTTAAGGCAGCGGGAAAGATATAACAAGATAGATTTTTATGATCCTTACCCTTATCAGGTAGATTTTCATAAAACCGGGAGTGACAGCAACCAAAGGCTGTTAATGGCAGCTAACCGCATAGGAAAAAGTTATTGCGGTAGTGCTGAAATGTCATTTCATTTGACTGGTTTGTATCCTTCTTGGTGGGAAGGAAGGGTTTTTCGTAACCCTATTGTGGGTTGGGCTGGTGGAATATCCAATGAAACCACCAGAGATATTGTACAACATGATTTACTTGGTTCCCCCGACGATCCAGAGGCTTTCGGGTCAGGTACTATACCTAGAAAACTAATAATAAAGACCGAAAGAAAGCCCGGCGTCCCTAACGCCAAAAGCGTAGCTTTGATTAAGCACGTTTCGGGAGGAACCTCTTCTTTATTCTTTAAAGCCTACGAAATGGGCCAAGAAAAATGGCAAGGTCGTAGCGTTGATTGTATCTGGATGGACGAAGAACCACCCAGAGATATTTATTCTCAAGCAGTAACAAGGACACTTGATAAAAGGGGTATGGTTTATATGACCTTCACCCCAGAGGCAGGAATGACAGAAACTGTCGCCTCGTTTATGAACAATATCAAGCCCGGACAATCGTTGAACAATGCCACATGGGATGATGCTTCCGAAAAGGTAAAATCATCAATAAATAAAAAGCAGGGGCATTTGAACGAAGCCGTAATGGAGCAAATACTATCCTCTTATGCACCGCATGAGAGAGAAATGAGAAGATATGGTAGACCCTCTATTGGTTCGGGCCTTGTTTACCCTGTGGATGAAACAAAGCTGATGATTGATCCTATCTATCTTAAATCTCATTGGCCCAGAATATGTGGTATTGACTTTGGATTTGACCATCCAACTGCTTGTGTGTGGGTTGCTTGGGACAGAGAAGAAGATATTATCTATATATATGACTGTTATCGTCAGGCTAAAGCACCACCCGCTGTTCATGCCGCTGCGATAAGAAGCAGACCCGGATTTATCCCTATAGTGTGGCCACATGATGGCCATAGACGTGATTCTATGGGTAACCCCGGCCTTGCAGACCAGTATAGGAACTTAGGTTGTAATATGCTTCCGTTCCATTTTGAAAACCCACCCGCTTTGGGAGAGAAGAAGGGCGGTAATTCTGTTGAGGTGGGTATTATGGATATGCTTCAAAGAATGGAAGACGGTAAGTTCTTGGTTTTTTCCACTTTAAGTGATTGGTGGGAAGAGTTTAGAATGTATCATAGGAAGGATGGTAAAATTGTTCCTATACGGGATGACTTAATGGCGGCAACAAGGTATGCTGTCATGTCAACAAGGTTCGCCATAAATTCCGAAGAACCTGAATGGACTAAGGATATAGAATACAGGAACTATGGAATTATATAATGGACTGGCTTGAATGGATTAAACAATTTCCCCAGCAATACTTGGGGCAGGTGAAGGAAGGAATGATCGGGGCAGGTGAGGCTGGTCCCCTTTTGGGTGGTGGTATAGTAGCAACAGCTTTAGACCCTGCATGGCCCTTGATACAGCAAACCGCAGAAAAAGTTGCAGAAACAGCAGCCCCGGCTGTGACTAGAGGTTTGAATCAACAGGCAGTTAATTATAATATGGCTATGGACAGTTTAAGAGAAGCCGGGTATGATATACCCGACTATCGTATGCCTGAGTCTGATGAAGCACAGAATAGGGCAGCAATGGTTGCTGCAATGACTGCTGCCGGTGGAGTGTTTAGAGGGAAAATTCCACGACTGCATACTAAGGCCACTCGGAATTTGATAGATAGAATAAAGAAAAGATGGAAAACAGATGATGATGTTTATGCAATGGATTTGCAAATAGATGATTTGACAGAAGAGATTAAATTCCAGAAGAGAGAATATGGTATTCCCATTAATACCAGTCAAAGACAAATTGAAAAATATATAGATTTACCATCTCACGAACCACCTTATGTAACTCTCCCCCCAGAGATTTATGAAGAAATGATGGGTAACTATGATGAGATAAAGCAATTACGAGAGACAGCAAAATATATATCTGGGGGCGGGAAGATAGAAGCCCCAATTGAGGTTAAAGAAGCAAAAGCCAGAGTGCCAGAAGTTATAGAAAGGCATATTCCTGAAGTGCGTGGAGTTGTACCCGGCGAAGGGGGTGCAATACAAGGATGGCATTCTTTTCCAGATAAAATATATACCGATTTTGATTCTTTTATTCCTGAAGGTACTGTTCTTGGCGGAAGATCAACTGCCAGAAGAATAGAGATACCTGCCTCAGATATTAATTTAGGCTCGCCAGAGTCAATTATGATTCTACTTGCTGATCTTGAGACACCGAATAGAATCCCAATATTAGAGGGGACAGTAAAAGGAACTGATCTTGATGATTTAACTAAACGATTTATTTTTGATTTGTCCCGCGAAGATAGAAGTAGAGAATTTAGGTTAAAATCTTTATATAATGTTGAACAACTAAATGATATAAAAAGACAGCATAATATTTCTGATGGGATAGAAGCACTTCTCGCGCATAGTGAATTTTTAAATGATGAGTTGGAAAGGTCTTTTCAACCAACCACTGCTGATCCAGCGTTTGAAGGATTATCTGATGAGGCGAAGGAAATAATAGAGGCGCAGGAAAACTGGACAAAACATTTAGAATCTGTTGCTAGAAAGGTAACGGGTGGACAGGGGGCAAGGGAGTTAAAAGCAACGGTAGGCGCAATGAGTCAACCCCAATCTATAGCAATGCAGATTGCGCGTAATGATAATAATATTGCATATTTGGAAGCTGGTGGGAAATTTATAGATGATAGAATTAGAGTAATACCTTGGAGTGGTGAAATAGAAAAGAAATATGATAGGTATAATAAAATCCAGATAGAATTATTAGACCTACAGGAAAGAGAATATCAAGGAACTATTAGTGATAAAGAATATAAGAAATTACAGCGTTACAGAGACAAAACTATACCTGACCTTGTGGAATTTTTAAGTGAAAAATTACCAAATATTGAGTTTTAATTATGGCCGATAAAAAAATGACTGAAGAAGAACTATTATCTCGCGTTAGAAACGAGATAACATCTTCTTTGGGTTATGGTGATACTATTTCCAAGCAGCGAGAGACTGCTGTAGATTATTACTATGC